GAAAAACTGTGCCGCCATCATCAGATCTTATTTGATTTATATCAGAATGAATTCTGCCTTTGTATTCGTGTTTGAGTATAGTGTCGATAAAAGTTGTGTTTGCTTTGTTGATCTCTCGTGCCTGGTTAATTAATTTTGGTAACTCGTGTGGGTGTGTCGCTAAAAAATTTTTTGTAAAACTTGGTGCACCTTTTTCTGTTCTATCGTAGGGTAGTTTTACTTTTTCAAAGGCTTTTGCAATTGATGCAGCCGCCCATATTTCTACATCAAAACCTGCAATCTTTTTTATATCACGCAACAACTCACTCTCCGTCACGACAAGTTGTGTCTTGACAGCTTCAGCTTTTGCAATGTCAACGCGTACACCTTTAAATTTCATATCGACCAGACACGGAAACAGGTTTGTCTCCATGTTAAATACATCCCAAAGATCTTGTTTTGAAATTTCATGTTGTAGTGCGTGCCATAATTTTAATGTGATTTCTGCGTCTTTTTCTGCATACTCACCAACAAATGGTGCAGGTAATCTCCACATTTCTGCTTTTGGATTAATGCCCCAATCTTTTGCAGCTTCTTGTAAAAGTTTTTCATTCTTACGCATACCAATATAATCTTTACCAACAGAGTCGAGCGTGTAACTAAATCTCATTTCGTCAATTAAACTTGCAGCAATCATAGTGTCGATGATGCCGCCATTTATGTAAAAGCCCATTGATCGTATCCAGGATACATCGTACATGGCGTTGTGAAATATTTTTGTAGAAGGTGTTTGTAATAATTCTTCAAACCAATCTAAGACCAATGCGCGGTCCATGTTCCCCCCACCTTCGTGCGCTATTGGAAAGTAGCCGGACCAGCCTTCAACAGCGATGGCTATGCCGACTACCTCCCCGTCTCTTCTTACCGAACCTGATCCCATTGTGAGCAGGTTTGGGTCTCGCGTTTCTAAGTCAATCGCAATCTCTGTGTGTTGTGTTAAGTTAGGTAATCTGTCAGGTGGAACCCACTCAGTCTCTGGTGTAAATAATGGTTGTTGAAGCGTTCTCAACTGTAATCTCTTTCAATGATCATATCGATAAAATGCTTCGCTTTCTCGAGGCTCTCTTTGCCTCCCTTATCTTGATGTCTTACAATATATTTTATAGCAGACCCTTCAGCAAATAACAACTTGTTTTTGTTGATAAATTCGCTGGGCTGTATCTCGTATTTTTTATAGTGATCGCCTCCGATTTGATTGTCGTACGGATTAGACATTGGGTTATCGTATGGATTAGACATATGAACATTCTCCTGTTTCTGTGTTTACATTTAAAATATTTACACCAAGATTTTTTTGTATTGGTGTGAGTGATCTGTTTATTTTAAGTCCGTCTCGTTTTCTTATGCATTCTGATTTAACATCTATTAATATTACCTCGTTCTCTCTTATCGCAACAAGATCGACCGGCCCTTGCTGAGACATGTTCTTACAAACTAAATAACCTTGATCCCACAACCATATTGTTGCCATGTATTCTGCCTTGTCACCTTTTACATGTTCGTGAAATCTCATAGCACGTACGCCCTGTCATAATTTTTTGGTTCTAATATATGCAAAGATTTTTTTGCTCGTGTGACTGCTACGTAAAACAAACGATGTAACTCATCTGGATCAGAGTCGTTGTGATCAACAGCAGATTTAGTAATATCAGGAAGTAGTAAAACATTGTCAGCTTCTCCCCCCTTGGCTCCATGTATGGTTGATAAAATAATTCTTGGCGTTTGTGATATCTTTTCTTTGTTCGCCAGCATGTTTCTTATATAGTTTTCTGTGTTTGTATCAAGTCCTGCGAACGCTTTGTACCAAACGTCGTTTGTTTGTAATCCGTGTTCCGCGATGCATTCTTCAATATCATACGTGCCCTCTTCGCTTAACGTTTTGCCTGTGCGATAACCTTTTGTAACGTTGTCACCAAGGTAAGAATAAATATTTTTTATTTGTACGGCGCTTAAATTATCTTTGTGTGCGCGCCATTTTTCCCAGGTTTGAATGGCCAATAATAAATTTAATTTTATAGAGTTTTTGTGTTTGTGTGAATAATACCAACCTTGCAATTGACACAGATCTTTTATGTCATCTAGAAAATGATTAGCTGATGATAAGACTAACCATTGACCCTCACCCATGTCAACCTGTGTGACATCAGAATATCTCGATAGGTCACCCATCTCTTGCCTGGGTCTGTAATTTTTTTTATAGCGGTTTGACACCTTGTCAATAATGTTTTGTGACAGTTCATGTATTGGTCCACCAGGTATCCGATAAGATTGATCCAGTGTTCTAATCTGATCTACTTCTTCTTTAAGAGCGATAAAGCTATCAACATCAGCACCAGCCCATTTAAATATAGCTTGATCATCGTCCCCTGCAATGTAGGTCTTGTCTGCTTTCTTCCAAATAGTCCTGACCATTCTCCACTGCAAAGGTGAGAGGTCCTGTGCCTCGTCAATAAATAATACGTCAAAAGTCGGTGAAACATCTTGTTCAATAAATCTCTCCAACATGTCGTCATAGTCTATTAATCCTTTTTCTTTTTTGTATTTTTTAAGCTCTTGATCTAATAAAAACAAGATATCTCTTTCAATATCTAATATGTGATTGTTGTTGTCGTACTCTTCTAACACATCAATTTCTTTTACCCTGGCTTTATTTATTATTCTTAAATATTCATTATCTGAATTGAAGACACCGTCCTCATCGCTATGCATTGCTGTCTTAATTGGTATACCGCATTTCAAACCAAACTCTCTATAGTCTTGTGATTTCATGACCTGCTCTTTTTTTATACCCAAAGATCTAAATGCCAAGGAGTGTAGTGTTCTAAAAAAAGGTATCTCATCGCTTTGTATTTGAAATTTATCTTCAGCTCTTCTTTGTGCCTCATGTGCAGCTTTTCTTGTAAAAGAAAAGTAGCCAATCTTTTGTATGCTTGTGCCTGACCTTAAAAATTCATCGACTAAATCCAGCAGTGTGGTTGTCTTACCTGTGCCTGGTGGTCCAAGTATAATTGTTTTCATAACGCCTTACCTTTTCTAATTATTCTGGGAGCAGCTAAAACATAGTTTTTATGTATGGCCCCGTATTCTTTGTGTCCTCTAAAGTGAGCCCTCACAGAGGTAATGTCACCTTTTTTTAATCTGCGAGTGTGTCCTCGAACTGAGTGATACGGTATAAATCTTTTCTCGTGTGGCCCATCGTCAGTAACATCGGCCGTGTAGGTTGTGTCTTTTTCAGTTTTGTATTCATCTGGTTTTATGTAAATAGTTTTACTTTTCCAAACAGGAACAAATTCTTCTTGACTAGCCTCATCTTCTCTAATTGTGAAAGAGGTTGATGGTTTTTCACTTTTTGGAACAATGTCACGGATATTTGCATTTTTATCAGTGTGGCTGTTTAATTGTATGAAAGCGCTGTAAAAGTTATCTCCGCGAGTTGAAAAGGGACGAGCTACGTTAGAAGCCCATATGAAATGTTTACCATCATTAGTCCAATTTTTTTTAAAATCCAAAGGCACAACGATACTGGTTTTAAATAAATATTCTTTTTTAAAAACCATTACACCATCTCTTACAAACAAAGCTCTGTGATCATACGTTACGGTGTTTTTTTCTATATCCTTATCCTTGTATTCAAACAAATGAAACGCTATGTACCTATCATCAATATTGCCAAATCTTTTTTGAAAACCACGTTTTTGAAAAAGTATTTTTTCAAAAGGCAATAAACCCAAACCCTCTTGCATGTGTTTTTCTATGCATCTTTTGTTTTCTTTTTTAGATTCATCTGACCAGTTTATGTCATCCATTTTAAATTTTTCAGCCTTTTGTGCCTCATGCATAAAGTCATTCAATAATTCTACAGCATTTTTATCTTTAAGTTTATTACCGTAAAGTTTTTTAAATTTATTCTGGTCGTACATGTCTATCATTCTTGAGGCTGCTGCAAATCTTTGACCTGAATATAATTTGTAAGAATGTATTTTAATGTCTAAACTTTCGTCGTTTTCTTTTTTCACGGACATAATTCCAACATTTTCTTTTGTGTTTTGTTTTAAAGAGCGTGCGTATTCGCGTGCAGCTTCTGCTTGTCTTTCGTCTTCTCTAATCTTCTTAGTCATTTTAGCTATCTTTATTTTTGCTTCCGCGTCATGTCTTTTAGCTGCTGTCATTAAAATGGTGCCTCCTCGTATGTTGTCTCACTGACTGTTGGTTTTGTTTTTTTCATTGCTTTTATTTTGATAAGACGAGGTGTTTGATTTTTCAAAGTCATCCTTGTCTCCTCAATAAAAAAATCAAGTTGCTTTAATAAATTGCCTGTTTTTATTTTGTCTAACTCCCAATTGTTTCGTTTACAAAAAGAATAAAAGTCATCCATTCTAAAATAAGTATTGCCCTCATCAGTCCAGGACATTTTATTTAATATGTCATCTTTAGTCCTGGCTGCAGGTCTATTGACTGTAAAGTCATACAATAAATTTACTATTTGATTTATTGGATCTAGCGACTCTAATGGTTCTATTTCTTGCAGCTTTTGCATCAATGTTTTTAAATACACTTCTCTCCAGTCTTGTGCTTTCGGTATCGGTGATACTACGTTTGCTTGATCCAGGACTGCTATTGCAAACAGATTAGGATTGTGCAACTGTTCTGTTTTTAATTCTACACGTTTACCACTGACATTTAGAAACCATTGAGGTGGATTAGATTTTATTTTTGTTAATGTATCTAGTTCAGGCATCTGCTCCTCCTCGTAACCAACTCCATATTTTTTTGTCCTACACTTGGCTGCGTTACACACACCACAAATTGGTTGATCTTTACACCTGTATTTGTCGTAACCTCTTTTACCAATAGATTTAATTAACTGTTGGACCTCTGAAAAAGATAGAGGTGGGTCCATATACTTCTGATTGTCTGCCATCAGTTTATCTTCCCAGTTGTCTGGGTCGGCTTGTTTTCTATACACAGCTATGTTGAATAACGCGTTGTTTCTTGAGCCCTCACCAAAACCATCCTGCGCTAAAGTGTTTAAACAAGGTGGACCACTTTGAAATGCCTCTTCTATTTTTATTTCTTTTACCGTTATGTTTTGAATTTCTTGTTTTGTTTGTGACCACTCATCGTATATGGAATAAAACTCCTCTAAACTAGCAGCCTGCCCACCAGCTTTTATGGCGTATCTAAGTCCACGAACACCGCCATGATAAGGTAAGTTTAAAAAATTACCCGTGTCTCCACGATCAACTAATATTTCAGTTTGTTTAGGAAAAATTTCACTACCTGCATAACCCAAAGCCTCTGCCATGGCTTTGAGTTTTGACTGCATCAGTGATGCAGGTATAAACTCAGAAGCAAACAAAAACAGATGTGCACCACCAGACTTAGATCTAAATGTGACCAATGGAAAGCTAAGTCCTTTTATATTTCTCATTAACACCAGATGGTCTACGTTGTAAACATCCACATCAATACAACCCCATCTACAATCGTTGTTCTCATTTATTGGTATGACACCTAAAGCAGGACCTACACCATCAATGTGATCCTGCCATAAATTATCCGTCACCGGCTGTCTTTTAATAAAAGCTTTACCGTCTGCTTTACCTTTTTCATTAGTTGAGCCAGATAAAATCAACTGCCCAAAAGCACTGTTATTGCCTTCAAATATTTCTTTGAATTTCACTTTTTCGTGGCCTTCCTGTTTTTGGTTTGCCTTTGTTTGGTCTAAATGTTGGCTTGCAAATATCGTTGCAGTAAATCTTACCTTTTTGCCATTTAGTTATGACAAATTCTTCTCCACATGTTTTGCAAATTCTATTCATAATGTCACCTGTAGTAGCCCACGGGGAAGGGGGATCCCCGTGAGCCCATGATTAAAATGGTACGCCGTCTTCTTTAGACTTCGTGTTATCTTCACCATGTTTTGCTTCAACTGCACCATCAGCTACACTGGAAGCAAACTGTTTTGCGGCCTCGTACATTGCTTTATCTTGTACTGGACCAACCTTTTCAACATTCCAACCAAACCAAGTCCCCTTATCGTTTGATTGTTGTACTGTTTTAAGGCTATACACGTGACTGTGCATGGCCGGTGTGAACATACCCTTCTTTCCTTTAAGTTTGATACTGTTCATCATCGAGTTCCATGACCTACTAACTTTTAGTTGAGTAGATTTCATGGAGACTAATGCAGCAGTCCCATCTTCTAACAAAACAAAATAGGACGCCGTGTTCTCTAAATAGTTACCGTTTGGTAATCTATCTTTGTAACTTGCGTCTCGTTTTGCCTCCTTGATGATACCGCTCTCGACCGAATGGATCTGAACTGGAGCGGTTGTACCCTCTCCACGATCAGACCACTCAACGTATTCTCGTTTGTAATGACACGGAATTACGTTGACTCCTTTCTCACCATCATAGAGTTGCTTAGTCACGGTATTGAATATCATACCCGCCTCAGCGCCCTCTACGTACTTGGCGTCCCGTTTGTTTGTCTCGGGTGACAATTGACCTAACACTCTAAGAAATGGTAACGCAAAGTCATCAGACCCCATGTTACTAAAACTTGTGTTAGCGTCTTGCTCAAACATGCTGGTTAAAGCAACGCTTGAGTTTTGTTTTTCTGCTACTTGGTTCATGTTTCCTCTTTCCTTATTTCCGGCCTATTTTTGTTTGATCTTTAACGAATACGTTAAAGAATTGAGAGGGCATATCGAGGCCGGCCTCGATACGCTCTCTATAAAGAGCCTTCAGGGTTGACGAGTGAACGCTTTCTTTCTGTTCTGGTTCGTACCCTTCTTGCTCTGCAAGGTTGAACAGTTGTTCAGCCTTGTTGTCTTCGCCCTTTCCGAACGAAACTGAAATTTCATTTTTAATGATATCACCCAGTCCGTTCTCTCGAAGCCAGTTGTGCGCTGATTGTATTTCATCTTTTTTTACAGTGCAGAAGTATGACTTTGCCACACCCACTGAACTGCCATCAGCTAATTTCAAAGATGACAAGCCTTGCTCTGCTAGCAAGTTTGGTATTATCTCTGAACTAATCTTGTCTGCTTTTTCTTTTTTTATTTTTATTTGTTGTTCTAGATCTGCAATCTGATCCTCGTAATCTTTGAGTTCTTTGCAGTAGTTAGCTAAATTAGATATATCTGTTTTATCTAAAATTTCTTGTTGATCTTCTTCAAGATCATTCAGCGTCAGTGCTTCCATTTTTTTCTTCCCCTTTTTTTAATTGTTGGATTTCTGCTGTTAACTTATCGATAGTCAACTGCATGTTTATTTTTTCACTGTTGCTTTTTTGCAACATGTTAAATAAAGATTGTATTACTAATTCTTGATCCATTTTTTTCCTTTGATTGCTATTGACATTGAATATAGTTATCACTACATTCTGTGTCAAGGATAATATGATAAAAAATTATAATTTTAAAACACAGCCCTATAAACACCAAATAACAGCCCTAGAAAAGTCGTCTGACTCTGAAACATACGCTCTTTTCATGGAGATGGGCACGGGAAAATCTAAGGTTTTAGTAGATAATATTGCTATGTTATATGAAAAATCCGAGATCCACGGTGCATTGATAGTGGCTCCAAAGGGTGTGTATAAAAACTGGCACGACATAGAGATACCGACACACCTACCAGAACAAATTAACCACAACACTGTTTTGTGGGAACCAAAAGAAACAAAGAAAAAGTTAATGGAATTAGAGTCTCTTCTAACCTGGGCGGATAAAAAAGAAGAACTTAAGATATTGATAATGAATGTAGAAGCTTTTTCTACAAAAAAAGGACTGGACTTTGCGTATTCTTTTCTTAACATATTTAATGGAAAAGTTTTGATGGGAATCGATGAGTCTACGACGATCAAGAGTCCGACAGCAATAAGAACACAAAACATTTTAAAAATAGGGGATCTCGCAAAGTATCGTAGAATTTTAACCGGTTCACCAGTTACAAAATCACCACTTGATTTGTACACTCAGTGCAGGTTTTTAAGTCCAAATCATTTAGACTTTGAGTCGTATTATTCTTTTAA